TTGGCGATGTGATTGCAACGCTCTTAAGAGCAACAGCAAGTGCGGCTGCAAGTACTACGCAGTCAGGCATACAAGAGAACGCAACAGCAGCAGAAGCGCAGGCTGGATCGAGTGCGGCATTAACAGTAACGCCTAACGCACTGCTATCTATAACTGGAGGGGTCTTAACTAAAGTTGTCGATATAGGTGATTGGAATATATCAACCACGGCTCAAAAAACTGTAGCTCATGGGCTTAATTATAAAAAGATACGTGGTGTTGACATTGTAATTAGATCGGATAGCGATACTGTGTATAATCATATGAATATGTTATACGAACTGTACGCCAACCATCTTTCATCATCAACAATAATGTTGGAAAGGAAGTCTACTAGTCCGTTGGTTAGTGCAAGTTATGTCTCAACAGGATTTAATAGAGGTTGGTTACTGATATCATATGTATTGTAATGCTAACAAATAATCAAATAGAAAGATTATTACAAAAAATTCATTCTGGTGAATTATCGGTATTTAACCTCCCACAAGAGATATTTGAATTTACGTACAGCGAATTAATGACCGTAGTTGATAAAGGATTTGGGGGTGGGGTAGGTGATTTTGTAGAGGGAAGTCCAAGAGCATTGAAAGCAACTGCGTACAGAGATAATATATTTAAGTTTTCAGGAGCAAAAGTTTTTAATGAAGTTAAAGATATTTCGTTATTAATATTTAATGAGGATGGGACAAAAAGATCATTCAAAGAATTCAAAGAATTTGGTAGGGCGGTAAATCAAAAATATAATGTAGACTGGCTAAGAACAGAACAGGATACAGCATTTGGAATGGCTCAAGGTGCAGACCAATGGGCGGATATTGAAGAAGATAAAGAGCTATTCCCTATGCTTCAATACCAAACAGCAAACGATGAGAGGGTTCGAGATGATCACGCAGCATATGATAATATCATCATGCCTGTTGATGATCCTTTTTGGGATACAAGAATGCCTCCAAACGGTTGGAATTGCCGTTGTCAGGTAATAAAATTACATGATGGCAAAAAAACTAATTTAAAAACACACTTAAAGGAGTACAACAAAAAACGAGAAGCTGAAAAATTACCAAAATTAACTAACTTAAAAAACCCTAGCAAAACGTTTAGTGTAAATCCAGGGAAGGTTAATTATGTATTTGACGAGAAAACACATCCTTATTTTAAGGTAGAAAAAAGGTTTAAACCTATGTTAAAAGATAATTTTGGATTTAAAATACATGAGAAATGAGAACGGTAGCAGTAAAAATTGATCTTGAATGGGAGGCGGAGCAAACGCAATGTCAGTCATGCATGTTATGTAATGATACGATATATTCAAGTGTATATCGGTTAGTATTTATGGTTAATGATAAAGCCAATAAAACAGAGATGGTTATTTGTGAATCATGTAATGAATTGGTAAAATGAGCATAAAAAGAATAGGCAAAGGATTTGAGTTTCAAGATAACCTAAGAAAGTTTGGAGCATTTAAACAGTCAGCTCCAAAAGTTATTGCTAATAATTCTTTGAACTGGTTTTTGAAAGGATTTAGAACAGGCGGAGGGCAAACTGATGCCGGAAAATGGCAGCCAAGAAAGTCTAATGCAAAAAGAAATGAAGGAAGAGCCATATTAGTTAATACAGGAGCTTTAAGGCGTGATTTTCAAGTAATAAAAGCTGTTTTTGGACAAATAGTTTTAGGTACAAAAAGAATCCCTTATGCGATAAGGCATAACGAAGGGCTTAATGGTATGCCAAAACGTGAATTTGCAGGAGAATCGAAAGAACTAAATAAACAAAATGAGGGGCTGTTAACAAAAATGTTAAATAAAGTAATGAACATATGACTAGTGATGTAAAATATGATTTGTATGTAGCGATTGAGAATGCTTTAGAATCAATCCCCGCAATTAAGCATGTATTAAAATACAATTCTCAGGATTTGACCAACGACAAGATTCATCAAAGGAGTTATCCGCAAGCATGGATTCAATTTTCTAGTATACAATGGCAGGCAAGTTCTTTACATGCCCATAATCAAAACACGACAAGGGAACAGAAAGGAACAATTGAAATAACGATTTACATCTCGCAACATTCGTTAAAAGGGAATGAAGAAACATGGAAGCCAGATTTAACGTTAATAAATACAGTTTATAGGACTTTAACCAATTTACAATTAAATACCGAAAGTTTTTCTGCTTTGCAAAGAACAGGCGAGGTTGATCATATAGATAATAATAATGTACGAATTTGGCAAACAACTTACACCACAAGGGTAACTGAATGTGGAGTAACGGAAGATTTAACAGATATAGCACCAGTAACATTGACGTTAAACAAGGATATATCATGAATCGGAAATGGATCAGAAATTTCATTTCAAGCATTGCGATAACTGATTTTGGAATGCATCGGCAATATACAAATTAAACATAGCATATACAAAGTAAAAGTTTTTGATTATTAGATAGTTAGAATTGATTTTAGACATATAATTTTTTAATTTTATAAAAAATTTAAGAATGGATTTAAAGTACTTTACAAATCAAGAGAATGGCACTTATGAAATTTTAATAAGTGGTGTTGTTGGTGAAAAGGTGGACGGCGACCAAGTGGCAGCCGAAATAAAGTTCTTAAATGAGATAGGCGCAAAAATAATTCGAGAAAGGATAAACAGCGTAGGAGGTGGAATCATTAACGGAATGTCAATAATATCCGCTAATCTTCAAAGTAAAGCAGAAATACATACAATTAATGAGGGAATAGCTGGCAGTATTGCTAGTTTAATATTGGCTACCGGAACACCGGGCAAAAGATCGGGCTTTGATTTTTCTCTGGCAGTTGTTCATAATCCTTCTTTTAACGGAGTGGATTTGGACAATATAGCAGATGAAAAGGAGAAAGCAGTAACATTAAAATTAAAAAACTCACTTGTTGATATCTATGTTAATAATACAAAATTAACAAGAAGTCAAGCGACTAAACTAATGACTGAAGACGTTCTTCTTTCATCTCAGGAGCAAGTTGAAAAAGGTCTTATTGACAATATTATCATTAGTAAAATGAGGCCAGTTTTAAAAGAAAACATGGCTTATGCCGAAGTAATGAATGTGTGTGGTGATAAAAACAATTTTATTAATATAGAAATACCAAAACAAAGAAAAATGAGCGATTTAACAAATTTTTACAATCTTGTAGATGAAGCCGATGAATCTGCTATTCTTAAAAAAGCTCAAGAGGATAGGAGCAAACTAGAGCTTGCAGAAAACAAGATTTTAGCCCTTGAAAAAATAGACGGGGAAAGAAATAAAGAGATTTCGGACTTAAAAACGGAAGTTGAGAAGTATCGAAATGAATCTATTGAAACTGCTGTGGATGCAAAAATCGAAGCAGGTGTGTTTCTAAAAGAAAACAGGGAGTCTATTTTAGAAAATGTTAAAAATATTGGATTAGAAGCTTTTAGTACATTCATTGAAAGTATGCCGGTTAAGTCTGTCAATATTCTTAACATGATTGAGTGTAAAGACGGGGGAGAAAAGAAATCCAAAGAGCAGAAGCTGGGTGAAGAATGGCAGGACATTATTACTAACAATAAATCCGAAGCCGAAAGAATTAAAAACGAAGAGCCTGCAAGATTTGAGGCTTTCGTTAATGCGTGGAACAATTTAAAATAAAAGATATGCCAACAAAAGCAACAATTAGACAACCATTTGGAACAGATGCAGTAGCACCATTAGTTCCATTAACGGCAGTAAATGTAGGAACTGTAGCAACAGCAACAGGGCTTTCAGTAGTAGAACAAGGAGATGCGATTAATCACAAGACGGTATTAACGTTAACAGATTTTGCGGTAGGGTCAGCAGTAGCAGCAGCAGATTTAGCTTTCGGAGCTTTATTGTATACATTGCCAGCAGGAGCGCAATTAATGGAGGCTACCTATTTTAGTTTAGCGATAACAGGAACAACTACAATAGTAGGGGATACTCCAGAAATTGGTATCGGATCAGTAATTGGATCAGGTGCAGT